TTGAACTCGCCGCTTTCGGCGTGGTTCCAGAAGCTTGGGTCGAAACTTGAAGGAGCGACAGTAGTATCCCCATAGGTGGTTTCGACTTCTAATCCAAATCCTCTATTCATATTATCATTATTCTCCTAAATTTTGTTTGCAGCATAATCTCCAATCTATTATATGGTTCACATTCAAGACGGCGGCGACAACCGGCAACCGTTCACTCTTGTTATTGACATCCACAGTACCGAGGGGGTAGAAGGTTTCAAGTGTGATGTTACGGATTAACCTTTGTCCTGGCAGTTCCTGGTTTTGTATTGTTTGCCAATTCTTTTGCACGGCTAGTATTACTCGGGTAGCCAAGTTCATAGTGGATTCATTGGCATCTTCGAGTTCTGGCTCGTACACGGCACAATTGAACTGGAATGGTGTAGTTAATTCCATTGTCCGACTTATATCTGCTTGTCTGCCTGGTCTTGTTTCGTGCTGGTACATCCAAATAAAGGGCTCGTCGATGTGCTCTTCTTCAAGGTAAATCTTCTTGAAGGTTTGCACATCTTCAAGTAAACCATTAGGTGTCATTTCAGCCTCTATACAACCGGCTAGGATAGTTTGTAATGCTTCCATTCCAACTACGATATTACTCATCCCATCACCTCACTTATTGCTCGCAGGAAATAACCATCAAGCCTGCCGTTAACATCATCAAGGCTATCTTCTACGAAGTGTCTTGCTTTGATACCTGGATGATGAACAACCTTAACAGGATAATCAGCACCTTCCCAGTACAAAGCCTTCTTACTAGTAGGAGTTATAGTGTAAGGTTGGGTTCCATCGTTTACCCATTGAGCATACTCCGCAGGGCTTTTAATAACCGCCTCATCACTACTCAATGAATCAAGGAACCAGGACTTCAACAATCCATGGTCTACTGGACTGTTCCGCATCAGTACCCGTATCAATTCCTGACTACTATACTCCAAACCCTTCTGCTTAGCCTGTGTCAACTTATCAGGACTTAACTTACTGGTTAAGCCTGTTGTGTCGATGTCAATGGTGAAGCTCGCCACTATTCATCCCTTCCTGTAATTGCGAGCACACCAATACTATCAGGCTCAGTTGAAGAATCCTTAACAAATGGTCGAAGGTCCTCTCGTAAGTCATCGGTGAAGATATTGCTCGGCACGTTCTGGATCGTCCAGTCATTAACCTTAACGATAGGTGAGTCTCTTTTTTGTATTGCGAGGCTTACCATGTTGCTGGTTAATCTTAGACAGACATTCCTTATTGCGTCTCGTACTGTTTCATCGGTATAGTTGCGGTTAGTGTACATATTAATCAAATCCTGTGCTTGTAATATCCAGTCACTAACAATCGTTTCTAGTTTTTCTGTGTCTTCCTTTTCAAGATTCAAATGCTTTGGTTTGAGTCCATGGAAGTTTATTACATCATCTACACTAATCCACATTATTGTCACCATATAATAAAAAAAAATATACAGGAGGACTTATGGAAGTTCCCCTGTACGAATGTATTCGTATAAAAGTTTTCTGTTCCGTTTTACCACTATTGGCAATTCATCAAAGGGGAGTAATTCCTTCTTTTTTGCCTTTGTGGTTTTCTTGTTTTTTGGTTTTTCATCAGCCATACTCAGAATCCTCCATTATAGGTTTTTTTAGTCTTTGCCCTTAGGGGACTCTGATTGGGACTGGGATTGGCTTTCAAGGTATTCCATTATCTGGTCAACCTTTGCTTCCAATTCCTTAACCTTACGTTTTTGACTCATAGACATAATCTAATCACACCTTAAAAGGTTTTAATAGCTGACCAAGTGGTGCTTTTATTCGAAGTCAGCAGCAGCACAATCTGCCACAATAAGACTGTCAGCCCATTGGAGACTTGCAGCACAACGGATACGGTAGTAGTAATTGGTTAATTCCTGAGCAACGATTCTATCAGGCTCCACGCTAAGGTCACGGTAGACGCCGTACCAGAGGAATTCAGGAACGGTCAACATGGATGGGATAGCTCCGTGAACGGTTCTTCCATCAACTGCATCTAATACTGGAGCATACTTAACTGGAATGCCTTTGTATTGTAACTCGGTATTATTGAGTAAGGAACTGTCACCTAAGCCGGTTTCCCTGTCAATCAAGTAATCATGGTAAGCATCCTTGACCTCCCAAGGAACATAGAATACAAGGTCTTTCATGAGGTTTGCTTGTCTGTATGCAACTGGCATCTCGTTAATCATGGCATCAAACATACTGGTTATTCCGTTGGTTCCGATGTTGAAATCACCAGTACTTGCGGATTGGTTGGATGATTCGATAGTGTTGGTTGCTTGGGTTAACCAGCCGTCAAAGGTACTGAATAATGGGTCTTTTGCTGCTGGTGAGCCACTGGTGTAACTGTCATCACCGAATACGCATAAAGCTTCAAGGTCTACTCCAACTGCTTCTCCCATCATGGTTAAGAGGGTTTGTTCGAATTGAGCCTGTTCGATGTTGTCTTCTTTGTCATCGTCAAGGATTCCGGTTAATGCTTTAAGTTTAGTGGAATTTAATTCGGCTTTGCCGAATCCGATGGTTGCAGCTTTTAACTGGTCTTCGGTTGCACCGGTGGAGTCGTAACCATTCTGTAATACTCTGCCAACTACCTTAGTGGAAGATACTACTTGTTGCATCGCATTCATTTTTCTGAATGATGCATCGTTTAAGATGGTTTGATTGATGATCGCGGCTCTCATGAACTGGTTGAATTGTTCAGGATTTAATAAAGCACCTGCACTGTTCATGTCGGTTCTCATATTTTTGAATACTTCTTTTTCTTGTTCGTTTACTATCTGGGATAAAATTTGTTCATTGGTCATAAATATCACACCTCAAAACATATGGGTTGTTTATTTTTTACGTGTGCCGTCTGGGTTTCTTCCAAGGGCTTCGTAAATATTGGTTGTGGATTTCTGGGCTTGGAGGTTGTCGTGGACGGGTGCTTGTTTGGATTCGCCTTTTTCCGCCTTCTTCTCTTCTTCCTCTTCTTCCTCTTCCTCTTTGGTCTCTTCTTCTTCTTTGGTTTCTTCTTCCGCGGTTTCCTCAGCGGTCTCATCTTTTTCTTCTTCTTGGGCCTTGTCCTCTTCATCCTCATCCTCATCCTCTTCTTTGGCTTTTAAGGCCTCGGATTCGACTGGATGTAATGCCTCGGTCAAGGTCTTAGTGAACTCTTCCTGCATGGATTTAAGTGCGGTTTGGAAGTCAGTTTGCATAGTAGCAATAGTTTCCTTTAATTCGGAAACCTCAGACTTTAAAGCCACTACTTCTGCCTCCTCACTCATGCCCATAGCAGACAAGACTTTAGATTTTAATGATTTAACATCTTCTTCCATTATTTCACCTTTGTTTACTTCACAGAATTTACTATCGTGTAAACATGGACTCTTTACGAGTGACACGGATAGCACTACTGGGTCAGGCACATCCCGTATTAGGCTGTTGCCTGAGCTACTAACATCTTTACAACTGCAAGGCATCGGAGTAGATGGTTCGGATTTCAAAGCCTCCAAATACTCGTCCGCCCGTGACCTGGTGAAGACACTAGCACTATACCCAGTATAACCCCCCGCCTGTGCTATCTGTATAGCCTCGGGGTTGGTTATATGTGAAGTGACAAACCATGAACCACGTGGATAACTTTTTAGTGATCCATCCATGGTGGTCATGGTAGTGTCTTCTGTTAGTAAGAATGAGTTGACGGGTTCTCCTATCCGGTTGCCGTTTCGTGTGAGTCCGTGTTCGTGGTCTATGAAGCCGTATTTTTCATATGACTTGGCGAATTCACGGATTTGTTGTTCTGTTAAAGGCTCTTCCCCATTCTCGTAGTCGCAGTCTTTTGCTCCTGGTATCATTACGGGGGCGGTTAGTAGGATTGTGCCGTCGGTTAGTGTTTTTATTGTTTTCATAAAGCATCAATTCTTGAAAGCCGATTATACTCTTTTGTTGGGGCTTTCTATTATACACTCAAAGCAGTTTAAAAAAAAGGTATAAGGAAGGACAAACAAAGGGTAATATAAGTATGATGTTAAGAATGAGGGATACTTATGAGTAAAGAAGGTTTGGAAAAAGCAAAAGAAATAGCAAAATTAATGAGAAAAATTAAAGGTTACAAATATGAGTATTACACTCCTGATACTCCAATACAAAAACTGATGAAAGAAGAGAGGCTTAGACTAAATTGTCACGATAATCAAAAAAAGGAATAAAAAAAAAGGAGGATAATGAGAATGAACTTCACAAGTATCATCTAAGGTACGATTATATCGCTCGGAACATCTGCCACAACATCCTCCAAATCATCTACTCTTTTGGTTAATTCTTCAACTTGTTTTCTTAACTCTTTTACTTCTTTGATTAATTCTTCTACTTGTGTCATAAACATATTCTCCTATTTGAATTTTGGTTTGCCATAAATCCCTTCTAAATATTTTGCACGATTAGGGAACTCTTTAACAAATTGGGCATGTGTACTTTCATTTAAGTATAACATTCCAGACTCTGCAAAATCCTCCACATAACATTCATTATGTGGTTTTAAAGCAGGATTTTGAGACCCTTTTTTCCAAGTTTTTAACTTAGTTTTGTAATTTTTGTTATATTTAACATAGGACCTTCCAGCATAATCTGTAGGGGGCTTATAAGGAATTCTCTCTTTACCATTAGGTGCAGTATATTTGTATAATTTATTATCTTCTTGCACAATCTTCTCATACTCTTCAATACTAGATAATTTGAAATATTTACTATTTGCACCATCTTTAGCATGAGTTAATTCGTGATTAAATGTATTTAACTTTTTTTCAACAGTGTGATTGTTATCATATATTGTCATTGTCTTAGTTCTATTATTAAATTCACCATTAACCGACCTCTTGTTAGTTGCTTTGATTTCAATTTTTGCGATGTTTTCAGAGCTTAATTTTGCATCTGAGGGTAAGTTATTTAAATGGTCTTGTAAAATTTCAAATGTTAAATTAGTTTCGTGGTCAACTGTTATTTGTGTTCCATTTTCTAGGGTATATGTATTAAATGTTGAACCCTCTTCAACAGTGTAAGTATTAACCCAATTTTCTTCTTCTATTGGTTTGTTCATTTCATCAATGATTTGTTGAGGGTCTTTGGTTTCCGCTTCTTGTTGGTCTTGTGGTGTTGCCACGGCTCCAATTATTCCCTGGTAACCACGTGCCAACTCACCATTAGCCACCAACTTCAACTGATTAAGCCGGCTCAAATTATACTCTAACTGAGTCCTAGCCTGAAGCCTCTCCCTTGGCAGACTAAACTTACTATCAATAACTGCTTGGGCTTCATTAACCGCCTTAGTGTACTGCTCGTATTGGCTTCTCTGCTCCTGAGTGAGGTTCTGCTCCAACTGCTCCTGACTAGGCTCACCTAAACTTTCCGTATTAATCGGAACCAAATCACTCTCACGGAACGGCGAGAAACTTGGAGCCATAAAACCATAAGGCACCACAAACGGAGCATTACTACACCTACAATTAATCCACTCCTCCAACGGACCATTAGTATCACCAGGAAACGCCAAACCATTGGAATATTTACCATCAATCGGTATGATTTCACCATCCACCTCGGCATGACTATCACGAGTACGGTCATCATTCGCAGCGATCCATTGAGTATACTCCACACCATCCTCCCGGTATTGGTCTCTTGTTGCTTGGTTATGACTGGTGTTTATCTCGGTCCGTGCAATCCTCCTGGCTTCCCAATCGGCTAACTGGTCGAACCTTTGGGTAATGTCATTTGCGACCTGGTTTATGCCCTTTCCTTCACGGTAACCATCACTTATTATCCTGTTGAGTTGGTTGTCTACACGGTTTAGTGTGTTCTCACTGGCTCGGAATGTCCTGTTGAGTAGGTCTTCTTCTGCCTTTGGGATTGTGCCAAACAAGGCATTCTTATCCTTGTCAACAAAGCCTTGAATGCCAAGAGTGGTAACTGCTTTAAGGGCGACCTTATCCTTGTTTGCTCGCTTGATTAATCGTTTCGCCTCCGCCTTCCCCAATTCATACTCACGGAGCTTATACTTCCTGATAATCTCATAGTATTCCTTGTGAGCTTCGTGGATTGGGCTTAGCATCAGATTAACTTGGCCTTGGAGTAACTGGTAATCGCTCCAATACTCATCTAATCCTTTCAGTACTTCCTTTTTGAGTTTTTTGAAGAAACGGCCTAATTCCTTTTCGAGTTGGGCTTCGTTATTCTGCCTTCGCTTCAATGCGACTTGGCTTGCCAGTAACTGTTTCTTGGTCCTCTCGGGTAATGTCATCCTCTACCTCTTCATTATCATTCCATAATTGGTCTTCCAAACTGCCGAGTATAGTATCCACTTCGAGCATTGGATTGTTCTCTGTATTATTCCATACTTGCTCAAGTGGTACATTATTCAGGTATCTTGCATTCAGGTAGTAATCGTCTTCATCTGTTATGGTTAGTCCGAATTTGTTTCCGAAGTTATCAATCAATTCCTTAATAGTCATTGCTCCTCTTTGGAATAGGAACTCCGCCAATGCTAAATCCTTAGTATAATCGATTGGAGCAACTTCCTCAATACAGAACTTCCAACTGGTGCAACCAAGTTCCGCACCGATTTGATTGATTAAGGCTTCACATTCACTTTTGATTGGAGCGATGGTTCCATACTTATAGGATGCCATTGTTGACTCGCTGTTACTACCATTAAGGTTGCCGGAGTCAAAGATGCCTAACCTTGATGGGTCTACCTGATGCGCGTGCAATACTTCATCACGGGTATCCTTACGATACATACGGAAATGACCGTCTTCCGCTTGCACACTCAATGGTGTGATTTTAAGGTCTACATTTCCTTCTTCGCCCTCACTTGGAATGGTAATGCAGATTGCACTGTGTGGGTTCTTTATGACTTCCTTGATTTGCTGACCAATCTTCCAACGGAGAGTCTGTGTGACATCATATTCAGGGTCATCAGGCTCAACATCATAATCCGCGAAGTCACCAGTAACAGTTATAGCAAACTTTGGCATACCGTAATTGTCAAAGAATGCATTGTTATACTTGACTGCACCAATGTCACCTTTGATACTGCCTAAACAACTGACTATTGGTGGTCTTCCATAATAATCAGTACCAGGAGCATACTCCATACTCCATAACAATTCATTAGCCTTACGCTCTGCTGGTAGGCTATTGTATGGGTGGAATTGTCCTGTGTCTGCATCCACATCACATAACACTCCATCCTGGTCATAATTCTTACCATAAATCACGAACCATACCCTTTTACCATCTGGTGTAGTGTGTAGGACTCGTTTCATATCAGTATGACGCCTGAGAGTTTGTGCAGGAATATGTTTTAATCTGATAATATCGGATTTACTGGTGTCTTCTCTGATGATTTCAATCGCACCATAACCAATCGTCCTACGGTCATAAACCATCCTCTGCAACTGAGTATTAATGCTCGGACTACTATTCTCCAAAACCTCAATAAATCGTTCTTTCTCTGCTTCGACTGGTTTTAATCCTTCAACTGGTTTCAAGGTATAATTCACGCCAGTAGTATCAACCGCCACAGCCTCAACACAAGCAGCATGATAAGTGTACAAATCAAGCAGTTGTACAAGGTCGTATGGATCATACTTCGGATTAAGGATGCTGATGCCTTGTTTGAGTGGGTCAGATATTTCTTGTTTGCTCCCTGTCGCGGGGTCGATATTCGCTTTCAATGAATACTTGTTGAGTTCTAATTGGTCTACTAGGTGCACTTGCTCATCTTTATCAATGGTTACTATGAAACTATCACTTCTTTTTTTTGTCATACTCTATCACTTTTATTATGCTTTGATTTTTCGTTTTGGCCTTAACCAGTGCCGTGCACTACCGGTTGCGGTGTCGACCATATCATCACTTGCTCCTTCTTTGCCGGTGAAACTGACTAGTTGGTCGATTAGGTCGATATTCCAATCCGCCTTTACGAAGTAGCATCGGTGGTCCTCAGCTATGGCTTCCAGGTCGAAGCTCCTTACATTCTTTTTCAAGTGGACCTTATCCGCTCTGATATGGTATTTCCTTAAGTCTTTCTCATTACGGAACCTTGATATAAGAAGTTTACTGCCTGAGCCTGGTTCCTGCTCTATCTTGATTAGTACTCCCCTGCCATCACGGTGGGCGGTCTTTTTGAATCGTTTCAATACTTCATTACTGGACCAGTTGCCATGTACTAGGTCAATAAAGTACAGGTTTTCTCCATCGTAGCCCGTTAATAATCCACTGGTTTGGTCTCCATCCTTACCACTTGCTGCGAAGTCCCAGTACCTCATCAGGGGCAAATCCTTCGGAAGTTCATCCCGTGTTATCTGATTATAAATGTAGTGTGTTCGGTCATCCATAAACCACTCCCTTTTGAAGATGTTGCCGTCTCGTTCTACCGGTTGTCCCTGGTAGATTGCATTGAATAGGTAACTGCCCATTGCTTTCCGTTCTGCCATCAGCCACTCGGTGCTTCTTTGTTGTGGCCAAAGGGCTTCTCCTATTTCCCTGCCAAGTAGGTCATCTGGACTGTCACAGATGGCGGGGATGTTAAGGTCTATCCATGTGTTTGGGTCGATAGTTCCACCATTACGGAGTATTGCTAGGCCTTCCTTTGCAGGTATTGTCGGTTCGGTCTCACGGATAATACCATGCAAATCCTTCAAATGCAACCGTTGAGCAATAACCAACATGATAGGTGGCAAGCCATTACTACGCCTCTCCAACCTTGTCTTAGCAGTACCACCGAACCAGTCGGCTAATCGTTGCTGCTTAACCTTACTCTCAGCATCCGCAACATTCTTGATTGGATCGTCCACTATGAATAAACCGGCACCAAAACCTAATATGCTTCCGCCTGCTCCGACTGCTAACATCTGACCATGGTAGGGGTGGTTTAGTTTGAACTTGTTCTTGGCTTTACTATCGGTAGATAGGCTTACTTTGTATGGTGATAGGTTGCCATAATAATTGAGTACATCTTTGACTTGTCCACCGAACTCTGAAGCTAATCCCTGTGAATAAGCGGTTAGTATTACTTTGTCATTTGGGAAGTGTGCAAGGAAATATGAAGCAAAGTTCTTAGATATTAATGTGGATTTGCCGTGCCTACTTGGAACGCCTAATAATATCTTACTTACCCTTCCTTGGAGTGCATACTGCAATAATTCTATGATTAGGACATCGAAGTCTCTTGGCTGCCAGTACCCATTGTTAATATAGATGCTCCAACGGCCTAGGCCTAGTACTCCATGCTCTGTTGTGCTTATGTCTTCGGCAGTAATCATTCTTTATCCCTGATTATCTTTTTCATAAGTTCTAGTTCTCGGTTCATGAATTCTGGACTGGTTAGGTCGATATCTGCGTTAAGGTTTGCATCAGCATTAATGTTGGCTTCCATTTCCTGCTTCTCTGCAACTACAAACTGTTCAGGGTCAGTAACTTGCAAGAGATACTGTTTAGCCATCCAACTTTTATTTTCCTGAATGTCTTTCATGTTTTTCTGGATGAATTTTGCTCTTGCTCGTTGCATATCTTGATAGAATTTCCTGTATTTGCCACTCTTGGCTTTCTCTCCTTTATTCATCCAATCATATATTGTACTGCGAGCGATACCTACTGCATCTGCACAATATTTTAAGGGTATCCCATCACTATACAATTCAGTTAGGCAGTTGCATATTTCTTCATTAAATTTAGCCATAAAAAATCGGACACCTCCTGTTAAATAGTGTAGTATTCTCTTTTTAGCGTATTATGTTGAAGTAAACGTTAATCAAGATAGTTATGATTGTTAATCCGACACCAATGATTGCTAATAGGCTGCTTATTCGGTTGTGGTTGTCAGTGGTTGTTTGTTTTTGTAGTGCGAGTTCGGTTTCGATGGCTTTGAGTCTTAATTCGAGGTCGGTGTCTCCTTGCCGTGATTGTATTAGCAATTGATTGACATTCTCATTAA